TTCTACAGCTTTATTGAATTCCGAAGCTGTACAACCATACATTTTAGAGTCATATTTGAGATTTTGATGAACCATTTAAAATAGTGGTAATAATTTTATTTTCAACATCATTTAAAGATAAACTTAGCAAATTATTTACTTTATTATCATCTTTTAAACTATCGTAATAACAAACATCTTCACTATCATCTTTCTTCCGACATATATACGCTTAAGGCTCTTGGTGAAACTGTTTGATAGTCTGGATATAGTTCATTGAATTTCTGAAAAAGCATAGATGAGTGCTTTGATAAAATATGCTTTTTGATAATTGCTGTTCTTTGAATTATCATACATTTTTCGCAGCATCCATCTTTTTTATCTACACAATCTTCTAAGCATTCATAAGATCTTGGCATTTTATGAGACTTGCAAAAATTACATCTTTCAAGCTCTTCTAAAACTATACCCGTGTTTCTTAAATGGTCCCAAAGAATATGGTGATGATGCAACAAAATGTGTGTGGAAAGAGGATTCACCCACTTATCACAAATTGGACATTTTTGATATGGAATTTCTTTTTGCAGCCTCTTGATCAAGATCCCAACAACGCCGATGTTTGTCCGCCAGAAGTTCTTCTAAATTCTTCCATGGCTTTGAGTATTTCTTTGGAACTGACACCAAAGGTATTGCTAAGAGTTCTTGCGGCTGTTACAGTTTGTTCGTACTGCCGAACCATCATTCTTTGAGCATCTGCTTCGCTCTTGGCAGTCAAGCTAATTGTCTGACTCAGTGAGCCCATTACGGCTGCTTGATCTTCTTGGCTGAGACCCATCTCAGCAGTGGCCCGTTGAGCTCTATCCATGGTCTTGGTCAATTCAGGACCAAGATTTCTTGACAAGGATCTGCTGATTACACCACTGCCTACTCTAAAGCCTCGAGACAGTTCGCTGAGTGCTTCCACTGATTCTTGTGAATTGCGACCAAACGCTTTGAATCCGCCCTGACTGAGTTCAATGGCTTTGATAAAACTTTCGCCTAGGCCACTCATTAACTTGGCTTGCTTGATTGAGCCAACTCTAAACGCACCTAGATCAGCAAAGCCTCCCAGTTGTCGTGCATCATCAGCAAAACTGGTCAATGCTGTCAGCATAAAGCTTACGCCACCTGCAAAGCCTCCCAGTATGTTGCCAATTTTACTAGAACTGTTAGATAAAGCACTCGATAGTCCGTCAAATGCCTGTGCCGCATCACCTTTGCCTGTCAACAAGCCTTTGCCAAAATTCTTTAGACCCTTTTCTAAGTCTTTGTAGCTGTCGGCAGATTTTTCAACCTTGTCAGTTAAGTCTTTGGTTTTCTTAATTAATTCTTCGCGTTCTTTGAGTTCTTTGTCGTTTAACTTGCCAGCCGCATCCAGCTCATCATTGAGAGCTTTCAGCCGCTTTTTCATTTTTTCCAGTTCTTCGTTGGGTAGACTGCCAGCGTCTTTGTCTTTGCCTTTGCCGCGTCCAGGCAATGGAGAATTGGTTCCTCTGCCCATGCTGGAGCCCATGTCACCTATTTTATCAGTGAGCTTTTCTATAGCACGTTGGAGATTGATTACAGATTCTTCGCTGAGATCGCCCATTAAATTACGGTCCTGTGGCCATTAAATTACCACATAAATAGATTATGCAATAGGCCTATGAACCTATTTATCGTTAAGGATTAAGTACATGGATAATCAAAACCCACTCAAAAAGCCCCTGCCACCGGCTAACCCACTGAGCCAATTTTACCGCAGGCCCGGCAACTTCATTGAGCTGCCAAGTGGTGGGCGTTTTTACAAGAATCCGCCCAAGCTGTCTGAAACCAATGAATTGGCAGTTTATCCAATGACTGCCAAAGTACGAAATGGTGCTCAAAAACCCAGATTCCTTGCTCAACGGAGAAGCACTCAAGCATGTGCTGGCCAGCGTGGCACCAGACATCAAAGATGTCAACGAAATTCCAGCACCAGACATTGATGCTATTTTAGTTTCTATGCGTATGGCCAGCTATGGCGACGACATGGAATTGGATGTGTCACACAGATGCAATGCCAGCGAAGGCAAGTCACAGAGGATCACTGTGAGTCTTGGCGGTATTTTGGGTACGCTAAGACCCATTGAAGCTGATGTTGGCAAAGTCACTTTGAGCAGTGGTATCAAAGTTGAACTGAAACCTTATACATTGGATGCTCAAAGTCGTTTGCTGAGACAACAATTTGTTACCATGCGCCAGTTGCAGGCCTTGGAATCAAAGGAAAACTCCACAGTTGATCAAAAAGCCGAAGTAGCTAACAAGGGCTATGCAGCCTTGGTAGATCTCAGCCAAGAAACTCTAGCACAGAGCATTATGTCTGTGTACACTACCTGATGGTACACAGGTAACAAACTATGCACACATCTACGACTGGGTTAAAAATCTAGACAGAGCCAGCAACGAACGACTAGACCAAGAACTTAAAAAGTTTGGAACCTTTGGTATTACTCGCGAAGTCACAGTCAAGTGTGATTACTGCGGTGAAGAATACAAGTCAGATATGCTGTTTGATCCCACAAGTTTTTTCGCCGTAGGCTCTTGATGCTTGGAACTGACGGACCAAAAATCCGTCGGTTTGTTGACAGCATAGAAACCGAGGCAAGAGCCTTAATCAAAGAAGTATCAACATTGAGTATCTGGGGTGCTATCAGCATCAATGAGATTTGGGCAATGAGCTATCTCGAAAGACAAATACTCAGCGAAACCATAAAAGAAAAAACCGAAGCATACTATGGCAAGAAGGGTTTCGCCAGATCTCGATTCTAATTATGTTTCATCTTAATAGGGCGATTTCATCGCCCTTGAATTTCGTATCGCTTCGCTCTACTCATTCAGGTTTTATTGATTTAGAGTGATTAACTTAGAAACAATTTAGATTTGTTTAATAGTGAATCATTTGATTAACATTATGATTACTTGACTTAGATTTACCAGTCACACTTAGCCGTTTTACCGGCTAAGAAAAACATTTTGATCTTGACTCAGACCCCCATGTCACATTGGATTAAGCAACTGTTTTCCAGCTAGGGCGGTTACGCTGTACCCTTTCACGCTTGTCTTGTTATAACGCACATTACGGAAGCAATCCAATCTGCTTGCGTAATGTTGTAGGTTGTAATAGTTCACCAGAGCCTACTCATTTTGGTCATCGTATACTTGTGCCAATTCGTTTCATACCGTGAATTGCGTCCTGTCAAGGATAGTGGCAGTCAAGTCCCTGCTACCGCGTCAGGTGTTCCGTCCCCTGTGCAACCCTAGTGCCAGGTTTTATGGGTGTCTGTTAACCAGCCGACACAGGCTTATCGGTAGTGATAAGAAGCCTTTTGTAGTTTGCGTTTTACGCAGTAGGGCCGGGGTGAGTTATAATTTGCCTAGGATGTGAGAGCCGTGAACTCTAACTTGGATATGACCGTTATAATAGTCTAGTGATTCTAATACTTTTCTGTCGAATTGTTCTTTTGCTTCTAGGTAGCTACAAGCGGATTTACTTTTGCAAAAATGTAGAATTTCTCTAGTAAAGTTGTCTTTGCCAAAGAGTTCTACATCTTTGCTTAGTTCAGGTGATGAGCCATAATATTCTTGCCAGTCGCTGTCGATTTTTGTTCGTATGCGTTTTTTCTTTTTGATACCATTTTTTTGTTTAACGACCCGATAAATTGTCTTACTAAACTTAGCCAACTTTTTCCCAATGTACTTACGATTGTTTGTGATATTTGTTATCAAATACACAAATCCCACGCAATCTTCTGGTAGGGTGTTAACAACAGACTCTTGGTACAGCCATGTCATTACTTGGCCGCAAGAGCTTCTTTCTCCGCAGTAATCTCCTTGCGGCGTTCCTTGATAGCCTTGCTCATTTCCTGTAGTGCTTTACGAGCACGAGCCGCACTGGCTTTTACGCCCTTGACAGCAAACTTTTCGTTTTCGGCCTTGTAGGCTTCAAATTGCTCGAGTAATGTTTCATGATTTGACATTAAATGTCTCCTTAGTTAATCTCATGTATTTGTGTATCTGTATCCAGCATGGTGAACCCATTTTGCTTAACAACGGACAAGACATTGTTGACTCTACTGGCCAATTCATCGCGATGACTGATTAAGAAGATATTGCGATTCATTTCTCGACCCATGGCTTTAAGTATAGCCATAGCGTTTTCAATTCCAATTTGGTCCATGCCTGAGTCTACTAGTTCGTCAATGAACAACAAGTTCATGGGTTCAGTAAAGCTTTCATACACATCTCTAAAACTCCAGCTCAGTGCTAGAATTAGTCGATTTCGTTCTCCACGGCTCAGGTTATCAAAATCAAAGCTTTGACCCAACTGACTGATGTCAACTTCGAGGTCGCTTCTAAACGAAACCTGGTGTGGTAATTGTAACTTATCCAAGTAGTAGCCTAGTCTATGATTCAAATAGGCTAAATTTTGCTCAATTATGCGTTTTCGGACAAATGAGTCCTTGCTAGTAAGCAATTTGAGAAGAAAGTCTTGGTGCTCTTGCATTTTGGTCAGCCGATTGATTTCATCCCAGCTGATTTCTGCCAATGCTGTGTTTTTTAGTGTATGAGATCTGTTCTTGATAAGGATCATGCTCGGCATCCTTGTTCAGCAATTGCTGTTTCAAGTGATCAAGATGATTCTTGTGAGCGGCAGCATCTTCAACTTCTAAGTATTTGGTCTTTGGCCGTACACCCAGGTCGCCAATGGACTTCACAGCAATATTGGCCTGTGCCAAGTAGCCATGTTCTTCCTTGAGAGCCGCAATAGTTGAATCAATGGTTGCCTGCACAGATGCAGTCATTTTTTCATGCTGTTCATCATGTACATCCTGCCCGCAACTGGGACAGCGGTGTTCTACAATTTCAGCTAGACTTTTCTGTGATAAGGAAAGAGCCTCTTGCAATTTCTTTACACCGCTTTGTCTGGCGGCCAATTCTTTATTGGCTAACTTTAGGCGATTTTCGTTTTCCTTGTAGAGAGCCACGGCACGATGAGCCTCTAACTCGGCTTCAATGTCTGTGGCTTCAAGTTCCTCAATGACACCATTGAGTTCTGTCATGTCAGCAACTTTCTTGGCGGCCCAAGTACGACTTCTGCGTTCAAGGTCGTCAATGGTCGTTTGAATACGACTGTTGCTTTCTTGCAAGGCTTTAATTTTTGCTTCTTCGTCTCGAACAGCTTCCTTGTTGGTCTTGATCAGTTCTCTGAGAATTTCTGCTTTCTCACTGAGCAAGGTTATGCCAAGCAGTTCTTCAATGATGTCTCTTTGTTCATTGGCTCTTAGACTCAGGAATGGCTGAGTGTAGGTATTAAGAGCAACCAAGTGCTTGAACATTTCAGCACTCATGCCCACAACACGATCAATGGCCTCTTGGGTCACACGATTTTCGCCGGCTCCTTCGTCGGTGCCTGCTTCGTTGACTTCGTGATCATCAACAATAAAGCGCAGTAGATTTGGTTTACGGCCTCGTTCAATGGTGTATTTGTTGCCGTTTTTTTCAAACTCAACAGTGACCAACATGTTCTTGCCATTAGTCTTGTTGATTAGATTTTCTTTACGGATGTTGGTTAATGCTGACCCAAAAATAGCATAACTCAGTGCATTGACAATGGTAGTTTTACCTACACCGTTACGAGCGCCATCGCCACCAAGATCGAGATTATTACCCAATACCAAGGTCAGGCCTTGCTGATTCATGCGTAAGGCCTGTGTTACATTGCCCACACTCATAAAGTTTTTAATTGTGAGATTTTTAAATATAATCAACGGGTAAGTCCTTGATAAATCTGTGTTAGTACCTGTCTATCAATTACATCAGAATCAATAGCTTGGATCTGATTGAGCACAATAGCATCTACGCTCTCAAACTGAAGCTCTCCGCCAGTCCATTCAGTGCTGTGTTCTTCTTTCTTGTTGGGGATAAGACTGAGCTCACGCATGCCATAGGTACTGACCCACTGCTCTTTGATGTAAGTGGCTTCTTCAAAGCTGATGTCTACATCGATAGTAATGCGAGCAAATGTCTGCGTGTCAAAAAGACTTTCGTGTTTGTCAATGGCTTCTAGTCAGTGTTAATGTTCTAAACTTAGGTGCACCTGGCCAGTTACGAAAATCTGGCTGGCCACCCCATTCTAGGAACATACAACCACGATCATCGTCCCAAGCATCAGCATAGTTGTGCGGGAAACAATTGCCCATGTACACAACATTGCCCTTTTGCTGCCGTTTATGAAAGTGACCACTAAACACCAATTCCTGATTAGGAAAGTGTGTGGCATTTAGGCCGCCGTGGTCGGGCATGTCTACCATGGCATTCATTTTAAAATGCGGTAGCTCAAAGTGTCCAAACACATAGCGACTCTTGAGTCGCTTCATCTTTTCCCATTCGTCACCGACTAGCCAGGGAACAATGGTTATGTCGCCAATGGTGGTAATTTCATCAATTAACTTGACATTGTCCAAGTGTTTGGCAAAGGGCAAACTGTTGATTTCGCGCTTTTCTCTATAGGCAAGATCGTGATTGCCCATGATCAAAAATACCTTCTCAAAATTTTCCGAGAGGTACTTGATGTTTGACGAAGTATAGTTTAAGGTACTGACATTAACCGCTGAACGATTGTTGTGCCAATCACCAAGAAAGAAGCAGGTTTCTGCTCCTTCTCGTTTGGCTTCAGCAGCCATCCATTTGATAAAATTTTCACAGTCGTCATTGTGGCTACGACTGTTATTTCGCAGTCCAAAATGAATGTCAGTGAAGCATACTGCTTTCTTAAAGGCTTGAGTCATTGGGTTAGTTTAACATTTCTTTAAGGCGTTGTCTACATCTTAATAGTTCATCTTTAAGTCGTAGCTTCTTTTTACGAATTTGGCGAGCCTCAACCGAATCATACTGATGTTGCTTTTCTAGCTGTATGAGTTTTCGATCCAGGTGTTGATGTGATTCTTCAAGATGCCCAATGTGACTCTTGAGACTATCTGTGTGCATGAGTTACCCCTTTAAAAATGCCTCCAATTTGGGAGGCTCCCAACCCTCGGGTTTAAGG